TTCAATTGGTGGGACATCGAACGACTCGCTGTACAGTTCGATGTAAGGTGCGATCCTGTGAAGCATGGGAATACCCATAGGGTTAAACCCAAGTCCAACAGGTTCTGGCAGAGAAGCTAGTACACCAGCAACTTGTCTCAAGTGCCGAGGTAACAAAGGTATAGCTTCAATCCCCCAAACCTTCAAGAAAGACAAGAAGGATTGGTGGGAAACTTGCCTCCATTTAGTAGGCTCGTATACCATGTTCGAGGTAATGAGATGACCCGCAAACTCCGCGATGACGTTAGATGATAGGCTCTTATCTAAAGAGATAGGAACCTCTAATTTGGCAAGAGCATCTTTATAACGCTCAGCTAACTTGTCATTGAAAATGACAACGTCATCTCCCAGAATAAGAAACGGGATGGAGTATGTGGGCTCGTAAGCTATTCTCTGTGATGCAAGAGCATCCTTCTTGAAGGAGAAACCATTTCGGTCCTCCTCGGGAAGTTCCAGGTACAAGGAGTACAAAAGCGCACCATGTGTAAAAGAGAATAAGGGAAATGAAGGGTACAGACCGAGTGGCTGACCTCTTGACCAGGAGATAACTCCTGATTCAAAGTACCACTCAGACCTCGCGGCCAAAGTAAACAATCTTAGCTGCGATTCCAACAGAGCCCGCTCTATGGGAGTTTGTAAAACATCAAGACCAAAGAGGTACACCAGATAAGTCTGGGTACTCAGGGGAAATAAGTCGGTAGCATTTTGCAAATCAAAGCAGTGTGCTGTTCGACCTTGTTCCATCATCCTCTTTACAGAGGCTATACCTGCATCTTGGTCTTTATAAGTATCCCATGGAACCTTACTGGTGGCTTCAAAAAGAAAGTCACCTAAGGGTTGGAGTAGAAATTGAACTACTCGATTAGGGTTTGCTATAAATCTAGCTTTGAACCCTGGTTCTTGGAGTACTGAGATTTTCCCTACCGGGAAGTCTCCTGTCTTGGTGAACAGGTAGTGTCCCAGCACCTGGTCTTGTACGTAGAAGCCATCAGACGGAAACAAACCTTCCAATGACAACTTACACACCCGGGCAAAACGAGTGAAAGAGAACGACTCTAATTGCTTGTGTGTTTCAGACTCAGGTACGGTCTTGCCAGTATGAGTAGGAGCCCTTTTTGAGGTGCTCCAACTGGTTTGATCTACATAGGTTCCCCGTACGCCGTTGATGGTTAATGG